ACAACCCCTAAAGACTTAGATAATTCTTCTACAGTTGTTACACCATATTTTTGAGTTGTAAATAGTATTTCAGCAACTTCCCTTGCTTTATCTGAAGATTCTCCGTAAGCGTTTAATGCTGTAGTAATACCTAGTGTTGCAGATTTCAAGTCAGTAACACCTGCCATTGCTAAAGTAGACGCCTCTCCTAAAAACTCGATAGCCTCTCCTCCTTTAACTCCTGCTGAAACAGCGTTGAACATCGCTTTATTTATATCTGCCAAACCAAAACCAAACTTTCTACCTATGTCTAAAGCTCCTTGATATAACTTTGGTTGAAGTAAAGAACTCTCATCCCCACTTAATAAAGTTGAAACATTTTTAACTCCTTTTTCAAAAGCGGCAAAATCCTTAACTCCTGTAAGTAAAAATTGAGATAACTTCCTAAAGGCTTGAATAGCAATTCCAACTGAAGCTCCCATCTTAAGCATACCTGCCGCTGAAGACTTCCCTGCTTTTGTATTTCTGTTCTTGGCTGTAGTGCTTCTATCTAAGCTTTTTATATGTGAATCAACGGCTCTTTTTTGCTTTTTCTGAAGTACCGTTAGTTTTGCTATTTGACTAGCTTGAGCTGCGTTTGCAGACTTTTGACCTTTTACTTTCTTGTTTAAAGCGGCTAAAGTTTTGTTTGTAAGCCTTAAGTCTTTTTGATATTCTTTCAGTTTATTTAACCCAACAATGTCTAGGTCAATCTGATACTTATCTTTTTTAGTTGCCATTACTATATATTCTATTCAGTTATTAATAATAATTCTACTTCTGTTGCTTCTCCTGAGAAGTTATAATCTTTCACTTTGCTTATAATATACTTATTATTGTTTATATAAACTAACCTTCTAAAGTCTAAATTAAAAATATCGAAAGGAGTTAAGTGAACTTTTGCGGTTATTAACTTGTCTGCCTTTTTAAGATTATTAATTAACTTGCTATGATAAAGCTCAGTTAAACTAGAACCATTAATCGCACTAGAAAAAGATAAGTTTGGGTAGCCTGAAGATGTGTCTGAAAATGAAGCATACTCTCTATAATAATTAGCGTTCTTTCCATCCCCTACAAAACCTCCATTATAAGCTTCAATCCCAAATTGAGTGAAGCGTTTTTCAACTACATATCTAATAAAATGACCGCTCTCTAATTCAACTAATTCGCCTTCATAAGCTAACTTATATCCGTGAGAATTATTCGCTTCAGGTTTTTGCTCAACTATATCAGGAGTTAATGTAGATGAAGAGTTTCCCCAAACTTTAGGTAGCCTTATAGATGAATAAGTTATTTCATTCCAAGCTGACAGGCTTCTAACAATAAACTTGTCAAAATCCATTTCTAAGAAAGAAAATATGTTTAAACCTATTACTGTAGGTTCTGATAAGTTATCAGGATTTATTTGAGCGTGGAAATCGCCAACACCTACAGTTGTTCCTCCAACCGTATAAGAACTTGCGTCTTCTCCGTCTTCATTCATTTTAAGTATTATATTAGAATTACTTACGTTGTTTTGCTTAATGTTTGTTATTGTAGATTTTTCAGTCCAATCTAATGCTTCTATAGTTTCAGCATCTAAATCAAAAAAGCTTGAATAAGGCTCTGCTGTAACAACATTACTATATGGATTGAAAGACCACACTAAATTAAACATTTTAGTTACATCACTAATAAATTCTAAGCAAGTAGCGTCAGGTAAAACTTCTCTATACGAAACTTTAGGTGTAGCCTCTGAGTTGTAAACAGCCATAGACTTCCCTTTTAATGGAGAAATACTTTTACTTAACTTCATTGAAATATCAAATTCTTTTACAACATAAGTAACAGAGCCTAAAGTTGGTTTACTTGTGTGGTTAGGGCTAGTAGCATTAGTCTTAGACCCTGTAGCGGTCATCACAATGTATTCTTGCCCTGCTTTTAAGTATTGAAATCTATTTAATTCTATTCTCGTATTATCAAGTCGATAAGTCTCAGTTGCCATACCTTCTGCATCCGTAACGTCATTCATTATTGACTTTTCTATTAATATAGACGCATCGTCTTCTAAGTCAAATAATTCTCCTCCAAACTTATTATTATTTGTTCCATAAATAGAATCATCAGCATATTGAGCAGGCATTAGCATAGTTGTGTAAATAAACTCGCTAGGTTTATGAAGGTAGTATGAAGTGCTAGTATTCCCTGGACTCCTCCACTTAAAAGATACTTTTGATTGAGTTGAAATCTCGTAGTAACCACTTTTCTTAACGGTTATTCTAGACCTTTCAGGATTGTAGTCAAGTATAGGTTGCCCTGTTCCACTTGCGTATCCGTGAACTGAAGAAGCAAACGGTCTAGAACCAAAAGTTGAAGACGAATCATACAAGTTGTCTTGATTGTCAGGATGATACAATCCATTTATAGTTGTAACATTAGAACTGTAAGAATGAGTAGAGCCTACATCGGTAAGTATGCTACTAAGCTTTATAGGACACCAATCAACGACATAGGCATAAATACCACTATTAGATAGGATTGATGATTTTAAATAACATCTAAAAGAAGGAGCTATTGAAGAAGTCCCTTCTCCACTATCTAATATAGTGTAAGAACTAAGAGTTCCAAGTTCGGTTGTTGCTTCAAATCTAGAGTTTAAAATATCATCCTCGTGTATTCTCATCTCAGGAGCTATAGACACAAGTTTAGATGGTAGGTCTGTAAATTCAGTAGAAAAATCCGAACTCCACTCGTCTTGATTGTTAAAGAAGTTACTGTCAAGAGTATATCCCTCTGATTCAAATATTTTTACTAGTAAGTTTTTAATTCTAAAAGCAGCTTTTACATTATCGAATCCAACTGAAGCTTCATTTTCTACATCTCCATTAGTGTCTTGCATTAAATCCCATAACCCATTATCTACTAAAGGGAATACTATCTCATTATCAAGAGAGTTAAATTCTTGAGAATCTATAATGTTATTACTGCTAACTAAGTAGGTATTTGATTCTATGTCTCTTAAGTTTTTGTTTGAAATAGGATTTGCCCAAGAACTATTTCCTGTTTTTAAATTAAAAACTAACTCATCAAAACCATTAACGCCTAGTGAAGACTCAGTTAAATGTAATTGACCTTTAAGTATGTCTAGCCCTTTAGACTTTACTATGCAAGGAAAGCCATTTGAATCAATTAAACTTTTAGTAGCGTTTATTTCGTTTGTGAAAAGCAACGCTTTTTTATTGTTATTAGTCGCAGGAACTCTAATTGTTTTAGAGTAACTACCACTACTTTTACTTACCTCATTAAAATCTTTAACAGAAAAATTTAAAGAAGTATTAAAGTCCTCGCTTAAATCTAGGCTTGTAAGTGTGAAAGTTGTAGTTGGAGTAGAAACTCTGCAAGTAATTTTGACTGAGTTTATAATAGTATCTACAATACTGCTATTCCCTTTTATTTTTAAAGTTAATACTTGAATATTATCTGCTTGCCCCCAAACTTTATCTTCACAATCTATAGTTGTTATTCCCGTAGAGTTTACGGTAGTAACCCTATCAGCTATGCTAGAGTAGTTTTCTATAACTTCTATAGAATTTCCTGTGTTAATTTTTTTAACATCAATTATAATCTTAAAAATATAAGATATATTTGCATCTTCTATATTTGAAAACAAAAGATAGTCAAATAAACTAGGGACAATAACGTGTTCTTTTTGAAGTGTTATTACAGGATTAGCTACAGCAGCACTACCTGTTAAGTGGTCATAACTTCTTACTCTAAAAGCTGCTTCATAAGGAGAAACTAAAAGTCCCGTATTAATAGTCGTTTCGTCTCCGTATTTTTCTAAACCTACTACTGTTCCCACATTAACCCCTGCGTTTAAAATAACGTAAGTTATCACAGCGGAAGTTGTACCTAGTGCTTGATTGCTATTTTCTTGAACTGTAGCTAATCTTATTCTTAACTTACCGCCTGTAAGCGTTATAGTATGAGAGGTAAGTCCTGCTGAACTTATTTCTGAAGCCTCAGTTCCGTCTCCCGAGTCTAAAAACAATGAATCTCCTGAGTGACTTGCTAAGTGAATCTGAATTGTTATAGGGGTGGTTGTGTCTGTAATTTCTTGATTTAATACAATGTAAGGAGGTTCAATATCTGCTGAAGTAGCATTATAGTAAAATTGTATTTCATTACCTCCTGAAGTTCCTTGGCTTATGTATGCGTTTTCAGCAGTTTTAAATTCGATAGAAGATAATATAACGCTTGAGTTTAATAGAGTAGTTCCTGTTATTGAATCAGAAAATATGTGCATATCTGTAGAACCTATTATAAAACTCCCACTTATTAAATTTATAGTGTCTGTTTTATTTCCTTCTGCGTCTACTGCAAAGTCATTTTTAGGATTTACTCTGAAAGACTCTTCTTCATTAAATTTAGGATTCCCGTTAGTGTCGAAGAAATTTATTGTTTGTTGTTTAGAGAGAACAGGCTCTTGAAGATTATCTGAAACACTTTCTATTTCATCTATAACAACGTGAGAACCATCATAATAGTGATATTTATTAATAAATGTATCGTCAGAAAAATCAGTTGAAGTTATTATAACATCTTTGTCTGAACGTACAGCTCTTTCGCCTGGATACGAGCCAAGGATTAGAGAATTTAATAAAGCATAATCTCCATTAAGTTTTATTATAGGGGTTGTATCACTAAACTCTCCTGCTGCTGTAATTAACTTTATATATCCTAATCTAAGTATATCTGAGTTAAAATCTGAGCCTTGTATTTTTATTATTATTTTAAAAGGAGTAAGTGTTTCTTGCAAAGGAGTTGTGAAAAATCCGTGCCTAGCCCCCGTAAGGCTACTTAATCCTGCGTTAGTGGTCACTAGCTCATTGTATTCTAACTCCTCATTCGTTACACGTATAGTGAACGTGCAAGTAGATTCAAGTATATATACTCCTAAATTAAATTCACTTCCTGCTTGAAGGTTTAGCCTAGTCTCAGCTTGAGTAGTGTAAAACCCTTCTTGATTATTTCCTCTTAATTCTATTAGAGCTGTATCTGTTGCCGTGCTTGATTGTAAAGCATTACCAAAACCAATATAAGGATATGGATTCCAAAAAGTGTGACTATTAACTGCGGGCTCGTTAGTCAAAGATATAGCGTCTGAAGTTATAGAGTTTGTATGACCCCCACTTAAAGACCAAGTATTGTCTAGTCTTGAAGTTGTAGTTAGAGCATTTATCTTAAGTCCAATGATAAATGAAACTCTTTTGCCTATATCTGATTTAGAAAATATATTTTCAAGAGTAAGAGCTGTAGGTTGCCCAACTCTAGTGTGATTACCATAATTTAAAGATTGAGGTATTTCAGGAATCTTATTATTAACAAAAAACTCTTGATTATAACCTTCCCATAAGTGAAAGTGCGCTAAACTGAAGCCATATGATGTTGCAAAAGTTAGTTGAGAGGTGTCAGCGTGTTTAATCCTAAGTGTATTATTACTACTCAGGTATGCAATACTACTATTAGTTTGGCTTGTTGAAGATTGATTTGTAGTTCTATAAGAACCAAATTCATACATTAAATTAGGAGCTTGAGTATAAGGTAAAAGAGTTACATCTCCTCCTCCGCTAATAGTATTTACAGGAGAAGGTAGTCCTGAAAAATCATCAGTAGTCCCTATTCTTTCAGCGTGAGTATTACCGCCACCCAAATGGCTCATAAAGTTTAAACTAGGAATTATAGCTCCATTATTTCCGTTGTAATAAGGATAACCATTGGTTGTATCTTCTTCAGACAGGTGATTACCTGCTGCGTTTAATCCTGAATTTGCTACAGAGGCATTGTAGACAGTCCAACCAACAGGCTCATAAAAAGAATGATGAGCTGAAGGGTATAAGCTGTCGGCATCATTGTTAAATCCTTCATCAAACCCATTAGCAAATATATCAAGAAGAGCATTGCCTTCAAAGTCAGGTATAGGAGAGTACCCTTGTACATACCAAAATTTAGGAACTTTTTGATTTGAATAATCATCGTATAAAAAAAAGTTAGAATTAGTAAGGTTTATCTCTTCAAATATACTAAACAACCCGCTTTCAGGAGCTAAAGGGTTTTGAACTATTATTTCAAATATATTGTTATCCATATTAATAATTTATTGTATGTGATTCTTTGATGAAGGACAGCTCGAAAATATAAGGCTTACCGTCTCCATTAGATATAACCATATCGCTTTGAATGACTGATATAGCAACAAAAGAATTATCTTCGTATATAAATACTTTTTTGCTTCTTTGTATCTCAGATAAAAACTCTAACGTATCTTCGTTCGCTAAAGTCCTACACGTATTAACCTCTACTGTAGAGCCTCTAGACACACCTCTGTTGTTTTTATTTCTAGAAGTATGCCTTGTGTATGATGACTTTGATTTAGCAAAAGTTGTAGCACTTTGTTGATGAGATACGCTAGTAAATCCTTCAAAAAGATAGAAATCTAAAACCCCGAAATCATTGTAAAAATATATAAGAGCTGAATCAATCGGAACTGAACCGAAAGCTTGATTAATAACATTAACGCCTCTCTCTACTATTTCAAAGTTTAGCTTAACACCTGTAGCATCAGTAGTTTTTAAAGCTACAGAAAACTTTCCGCTTTTCAATCCTGTTTCAGTTCCTGCATTTAGCAATCCAAAAAGGTTGTTATCTATAGATAGATTAGATATTAATATATCTGTAGTGTCATTTGTATATGTAGTGTGAAGACTTTCGCTAGCTACAAAAACTCCTGAATCATTAGTGTAGTCTACAACTAAATCAATTTCATTCAATGTAGCTGCTTGAGCTAGAGATTGAATTAATAACGGTGCTTTACGAGGAATCTTTCTTGTTATTGATGAAGGGCAGTTTGTTAGAGGTCTTCTAAATAAACCACTTACAGCTCCAACTATTCTATCATTACTAATCCATCCTGCTTTTGGTATAGAGATTGTTGCAGCATATAAATTTGAAAACTTGTTTGCTATAATTAATTCGTCTTTAGCGTATGCGTTTATAGCTCTAATTTCGTGAGATTGGATGTGACTACTAAGGTCAAGAGTTAAAGCACCCGTATCTGCATCTTTAAAGTAAGAACGCCCAAGAACTCGTACTTTCATTACAAGCCCCGTACTTAACCCATAAACAGGTGCTGCTGTTTGCAAAGACCCGTTAATTACATCTTCAAATACTTTAATCTCATCATATATATAAGCCGAAGCAAACGAAGAAACATCAAATGTGAAAGTAGGGTTGGTAGAGTTTGAGTCAAAGTCCCTAGATTGAACCATAGGAGTACCTAACCTAGTCCAAGCAAACGTAGCCCCTTCATCAAAAGTAGCGTAACCCTCTACCGTACATTCAACTGAATGAGGAATATCTGTTCCTGAATCTTTCCCAAATTGAAAAAAAATAGGTCTTTTAGTTGATTGAAGTCCTAATTCGGTAACAGCTTGATTTGTTAATATTATATTATGAGCCATTTTTTATTATTTTAATGTATTTAAAGTTGCTTTTCTGAAAGCGTTAAGCAAGTCTTTACGAACGTTTGACTTTAATCTTTGCATCTCTTTAGCTAATATTATATCAGCCCAACCTACTTTGTATTTATTAACGCTAGCAAACCCATTTTTCTTTATGCTGATAGCAATAATTAAAGCTAATTGCCTCCTAGTTCTAAATTTTGCTTTAGTCTTAGACCTGTCTATCTTTATTCCTTTAGCATCCATCCAAGCAAGTATTGCATCTATGTTTGGAAGGGAGGTAGGTTTTATGTTTCTGTTTAGTATGTTCCCGTAGCTTAACATTAATGTTTGAAGAGATAATCCTACTTTAGTTTCAACAACCCTAGTCTTAATGCTTCTCCTTAAACTTCCTGTAGCTACGTGACCTCTATCGTCTAACCCCTCCCTGAGTTTTAAACTCAATCTACCACCATAGGCAGCTAAACTTTTTTTAAGATTTTCTAAACCTTTACTCATCCTATAAATTATTAAGAGCAAGCATTACGTTAATCACATCTTGTTGTGATACGGCTTCATTATATATAGCGACATTACTAACTTCGGCAATTAATCCTGAATTGTTATCTGAACCTGTTTGTTTAGCTCCAACTCTAAAAGTCTTTGAACCAAAACCTACATACTCTTCCTCTATTTCTCGGAATTGCACAACATCAAGCTCATTTTGCCAATAGACTCTAATTTTACCCTCAGAGCTTTCGTGAATTAAGGCTATAGTCTTAGGATTTCCTAAAGTACCATAAGGTTTAGCTATTGCTGACGGAACAATATAAGACCCTACGGATGTTCTAGGGATAGTTCCTGAACCATTGTCTTGGACTATATCTAGATAAAGCTGACCTTGATTACCGCTAAATGTTTGAATCTTTAAAGATAATTCGTCAAGGTCATTATTACCTTTTATATTAAATATAATTGAACCGTCATTAGAGGTAGGCTCTTCAGGTGTTTGCAATGTTACGAATACGGTAAAGTTTGCGTTATTCAAGGTTAAAAAACTATTTGATAAGGACTCCGAAGAGCTAGTATCGTTAGGGGCAGAAAAAGCTATCGTATTCCTTGTTGTAAGAGTTGGAACTTGGTCTGACTCTTCGTTTGTTAAAGCAAAAGTTCCGCCTGTATTATTAATTAAAGGCAGCCAAGACATATAACCATCTGTTGTTGTAACTCCAAATACCGAAGTGTGAAACGACCATAAGTTGTTTGTATAAGGTAAGGTAGATAGAGCGGGTATTGTTCCTGCAAAAGCTAATTTAGACGGAGCTAATAAAGTAAAGTTAACCTTAATTCCAATACTCATATCAGAGCCAAATCTAGAAACTCTTTCTATATCAAAAGACTCTCCGTCTATAACGTACTGCCCGTTTCTTTGAGCAGCTAAAAATCCAATAAAGTTATTGAATAAAGATAAGGATTCATCATATAGTGCGGCAGGATTGTAATCAACTTCTCGCAATGATTTTTTTATTAAAATAAAACAAGTTAAATCGTATTCCTCTCTAGCTCTATTTATGTCTGATATTTTTGAAGATGGTGGCTCTACAACACACAAAGGGTATGAAATATTTTTTAATCCATTTATCTCACTTTCTGTGATTAAGTGAAACGACTTTGAAGTCGAAGCTAAATACCAAGATGAAGCAAAGTCAGTCGCTAGGTTTTGTATATTCTTAAAACTCATAATTTATTTTTTATATCTAATATCATTTATTTCAGAGTCGTAATTAGCTTTGAGCGCAAGATACGATAAATATCTGAATACTTCTCCTGTATTTGTATATAAAACACTATTAATCGGAGTTTTATCAGGTTGGTTAAATATACCACACTCTGCCAACTCGTATAGCGTTTTAATCCAACCAAGCCCAGCAAAAGCCTTTTCGTAAGCGGCAATTTCTTTAGCTGAACCGCTGCTTCGTATTGAAGGTATGCTAGACTGTATACTTGACACTTCTTGGACAAAAAAAAAGCGAAGTCAAAGCCTACTGACATAGGCAGTTCTTCAAATTTCTCCGCTAACAAATCTCTTTCTTTAGCATCCCACTTTTCTCCGTAGTCCACTATGTGTGCGGCTTGATGAGCTAAGTAGATTACAGAGTTTTTATCTGTGTACTTAGAAACCATTTCCGCCTGCAAAGACTCTATGTATTGCCCAAACTTGGTGTTCATTGGTAATAACTCAGGTAAGTTGTACTTTCTACCTTGGAACTCAAAAGATGTTAATTTTTTAGGCTTGTACTTTTCTCTTAAGAAAAACAACTTGCCAACGTAGTCTAAAGCTACAGCGTAATCTAAGGCGTAAGTATCTTCCTCGCTTAACTCTGTAAAACTTTTGACTATCTCAAAGTTTAACTCTAATTCTTTTGTTAATATCCTTTGGCTATACTGCTCATCAGATTCATCTTCATTAGGCTCTGTAGCTTCTTGAAAATCAACCAACGCTTTATTATAAGCTGAGAATTGACGTAAGTTTACGTCATCCCAAGATTCAGGTAATTTCAAGCCATTTAATTCCGTCATAATTTGTTTATCTAAATGCTGTTATTCGTTTTCCTTTACTATATAAATCTAATGCTATTTGCAAACAGTCTACCATATCATCGTGCCTTGCGTTAGGGAACTGCGAGCATTGGCTTACAAAGTTATCCACCCACATTCCATCCAATAGGTTGACCCTACCTCCTTCTATTATATTTACTACGTCAGAAATTCTAGCCACTTTGTCTTTAGAAGGGGACTTAGATTCAATAACTGTAAGCCTAGTGTTTCGTCTTAAAGTTTGAACTATTGATTTACCACTAGCTTTAGGTTCTACATATATCTTTGAAGCTCTTGAGTACCCATTTCTTTGGCAAAAAGTCTGTATGTATTTTACTAATTCAGGAAACTCTAAGTACTTCTCCTCCACGCACCTAATGTAATATTCGTTTTCGTATAAAGCGTAAGCCAATAAAGCCGAAGGGTCGTTATTTTCTTTTGAAGTGTAAGCAGGGTCTATAACAAAATTCCAATTCATAAAGACATCATCACTAAAACTCTTCTGTATATTAAACCACTCTTTCTTTATTATTCCTCCGTCAGCAGGAGCAGGTTGTTGTTGAAGTTGCCCTGCGTATTCGTAGCTTCCTAATTGGTATTTATAGTCTTGTAATATTTTTCTAGAAAACCTAGTATCCCAAAACAAGTCGTTTTTATAGAATTTAAGGAGTCCTTTAGGACTCAAAATTTTTGAGGATTCCGCAGGTATGCAAACGTGCTTATAACCATCAGGATTGTTACGCAAAAGGTATCCACTTAAATCATCTTCGTGCAGCCTTTGCATTATTATTATCCTTACGCCTGTTCTAGGGTTGTCTAAACGACTATAAAGAGTTGTGTTATACCAATCGTTAGCGTGAGTTCTTTCAGCTTGCGAGGCAGCCTGTTTTGGGCTTATAGGGTCATCTACTATTATAATAGACGCACCTGCTCCTGTTACAGTCCCTCCAACAGAAGTTGCTCTACGATTTCCCGTGTGGTCGTTAACGTAATGTTGTTTAGTGTTTTGGTCAGGTTTTATAGAAAACAAATCTCCCCAATTCTCTTGAAACCACTTACTCTGTATAACATCCCTTGATTTAGCACTATGCTCAACACTTAATGAAGCAGAATAGGATGCTGTTATGAACCTAAGCTTAGGGTCTCTAATCCAACACCAAACAGGGAATAGTATCGTACACATAAGAGATTTAGATGCACGAAAAGGGACATTTATGATTAAGTCTTCTGTTTTAGGTTTATCGGCTATAATTCTTTCAGCTTCCTTCTGTAGAAGTTGGCAAATATATTGATGATGCCAATTAACATCTAACTGAACCGCAGGCTCAACAACTTTAAATGCCTCTTTGAAAAATTCAAAGTAAGACATCTCACAGAGCTTTCTCCTCAGAGCGTCTGCCATTTCCTTAGTTGTAGCTGTGTTCAAGTGATTCATTCTTAAATTAAGCTTGTATTATAAATCTTTCTCTACTAGCAGTATGTTCTATTGTTAAAGTCCCTCTAGCCCCACTCTTTCCTGCTCTGTATGTAAAAGTAAACGGAGCTATTTTAGCAACCTCAGCAGCACTATTAGTTATGCTTGCGGCTTGAGAAGAGCTAAGTCCTTTTTTAGCTGTATTAGCTGTGATAGCTGCAGCTTGAGCAGGTGTTATAGCTGCTTTACTTTCGTTTAAAGCTGAAAGGTCGCACATAGCGTTTAAATCGTCTCTTAAATCTTCGATAACATCTTCTATCTCAGGTTCTCTTCCTTGCTTGTCGTTGTCTTCAGTTAAAGGTGGTCTAACGCCTATTACTTTTTTGTATTTAGGGTCAGTATTCTTTTCTCTTCTTGCTACTGCCATTTTTATAAGTCTTCAAAGTTTATATCCTCAACACTTTCTGAGCCTTCTCCTAATAATTTTTTTAGGTCAGCCGTTGTAGTGTCTTCAGTTAAATTAATTTCTATTTTATGCGACTTCTCTTCGTTTATCTGAGCTGCTAATAACTTAGGAGTAACGTAAGGAAGTAATTTTACTATGCAATCTATGTAATCTTTAGCGCTTTTCTCTCGAACTTCTTCTAAAGCTTTTTTTATCTCTATAGTACTACCCTTTAAGGCAAAAGCTATAGTTTCTCTAGTGATTTTAGTTAGCTTATTGGGTTCTCCTTTTTTTCTCCCGTTAGGATTTGCACTTACCCCTGCTTTAAATTTGGTTGATTTAGCCATTAATATCCTTTTTTCTTCTTTGCTTTAGGTTTAGTGTGCCCCCAACCCTTTGCTTTAAGGGCTAAGTGTTCTTTGTTAGTCTTAACTGTCTTTACTTGACCTGACTTGTTATACATTTTGTGTGGTTTAAATGCCATAACTATTTTTTACCTCGGTTTCTAGCTCTATTTTTAGATGCTTTTTCTTTTACTAACTTACCTTTTTTGGTGTGAGACATATCCATTCCGTCTTTATTACCATAAGTTCCCGCCTTTCTGTTTGCAGCGTTCAATTCTGCTCTATACTTCTTGGCTTTCGCAGTTTTATTGTATTTTTTTTGGTAGTCAGCTTTTTTCTTTTTAGCCTTTGGATTTTCAGCGTAGTACTTAGCACTCTTGCTTTTTCCTGTACTTTTGCCTGCTAATGTATTTCTTGCCATAATATTACCTTTATTGGCAAATGTAAGAAAAAAAATCGTAAAATCCTTGACTTTACGGAAATAAAAGTATAACTTCGCTCGAAGTATTCGCTGAGTCTTTACGAAGCTATCTAAAAACAAGGGCGCACTGTATTCTTTTTTCGAATCAACCTTGACTATACCCCCCTATTATTTTTGAGTATACCCCTTAACCCTTACCTCAACACTATGGGAGAGTTCACAATTTATGTGTTGTGTATAATAATACCCCCCAACATATTGACGGTTTTACATATATAACTAGCTGAGTATGTAGTAGCGGTCATATATAGTTATCTATATGCTTAAGTGTTTAGGTAGTTAAGTATTGAGTTAGTTGATAGTGAAGATAGAACTGTTGAATTGCCTCTGTAATTTATTGCAATCTTTTTAACATATCCTTGCGTATCTCGTTTAAAAGCCCTAACTTTATCGAAGATAAAAAGAGGATAAAGTATCCTCATATGTAACAAACTAAATATCTAATTATGATAACTAAAATTAAAAAACTTTTTACTAGAGCGGACTTAAAATTCGAGGCTAGTGAATTCGAAAACTTAATGTGCGCAGCTACTTTGCTAGTTCTTATAGTTTTGTGCATTGTTTTGACTTTAACATTTGCATTGTTCGGTGACGTTCTTTATTTTGTTCCCGTTCCTTTTATCGCATATGCATCACACAAATTAATTAACCAAAACCAATTTTAATCCTTCAGAAATTATGACTAAAGCTAAATTAAATTTTCAACAAGAAATTGAAAGAGTAGAAAAAACAAAAAATTTCTCTGAGAAGTTTGCAATTCTTGTAGAGATAGAAAACAAAAAATACTCAATAGAAGGTTACTCATATGAGTTATGGAACGAAATAAAAAGCGATGCAATCGGATTGTTTAATAAAAAGGAAAAATTATTCTTTGATACTGACCTAAATAAAAAGTCAGACTTAATAAACTTTTTCTATTTAAGTTTAAGATTCGAACCAACAAAAATAAAAAGCTAAACAAAAACAAACCAAACAAAAACCAAACAAAAACAAAAACAAAATGAAAAATCAAACAACAACAACAGCAACAAAAGAATTGTCTATTTTAGAACAAATCGAACTTCTAAAAAGTCAACTAACTGCAAAAGAGCAGGCAAAATTAAATGACAAAAATAAAACTGAGGCTCAAGAATTTGAAGCAAAAGAAAAACAAACTACAAAAGATATAAAAACCTATTTAGAAACTGCAATATTAGAAACGATAGAAAATTGTAGAATTGAAATGCAAACTAAATTTGATTCTAACGAATGGTTGGAGACGTGTATTGATACAACAAAACAATATATTTCTATTGGCGTCACCCAATTCAACCCAAAAGCAGAGAACAACAAAAGCGACAAAAATTTGAAAGTAACTTGCAACTTTCGAACGTATGCAGATTTGTCAGATGAAGCCAACAAAAAACAAAATAAAGATGTTGCAAAAAATATTAAAACAACTTCGAGCGATAAAATAAAAAGTTTTGAGCGAAGCCAAAAATAAATCAAACCAAAAAGAACTGTATAAAAGGGGGCTAAAAAATAGCCTTCTTTTTTTATGCACAATATCTAAAAAACTAACTATAAAAATACGAAGCTATGAAACTATTTAAATTCTCAACTAACAAATTAATTAACTATTCAACTACCCATATATTTAACTATCTATTTTTTTCGATTTCCACTCTCACTCTCACGGGGGGCGGAACTTTAAACGCTGTTTTTCCGCAGGGGCTTTTTAGGGATAGACACACTCATAAGAAATAAACTAGGGGAAATTTACAAACAAACAAAAACTAAAAAAACAAAATTATGAAAATGTGGTTTAATACTCAGCAACTTACAAAGTCTTTCTTTTTGTTTCAATACAATAGGTATGAAAGCGGGTATGGAAATGTTTACTTCAGATTATGGAGATTTCACTTACTCATTTATACTTATAAAATTTTTGGTAAAATGAAAGAGGGAATAAGAAAACATAAAACAATTAAATTTTAATCAACTAACAAACAAAAACTAAAAAAACAAAGCTATGAAAAAAGCAGAAAAAATATTCGTTATAATTGAATTTCCAAAGACGAGAGTATTAAAGGAAAATATGTCGATGTTTAATCTATACCGCGCCCCAATGGGAACTATTGTAGGATTTGAAGACGAAAATGGAGTTGAATGTAGCGAAGCAGGTTTCCCTATGGAATCTAAAAAAGAAAACAAATAAACAAAAACCAAAAAAACAAAATTATGAATAAATTAATTTTAAGTCCGCTTCTAATAACACTAATTGAAGACGCAAAAAACATCAAAGAAACTAACACGGGTAAATTATTACTAAATGCTCACAAAGGATTTGTTGGAGAGCAAACAATTTTATTTGGAGATGAAATGCCTAACTACTTAAGTATTTCTCAAGATGAGATAGGTAAAATTTCTTACGCAACAAATAGAAAGATACAACATTACTCTTGGGAAACTGAAGAAGATATTTTTGGCTCACACACTCATAGGACTAAAGCCAAGGTAGGGAAAACTCTAAAGAAAATATTTTGTTCTACTTTACTAGAAGCAAACGAAGTTACTCCAAACGACATAGAAACATTTGTAAATCAATTAAAATCTTTGTCGGGAGATTCTGAAGAAAGATTTGATTCAATAGAAATAACTAACGATTACGCTTATTACTTAGATGAAAATACTTCTATTTACGCTCAAGAAGGAAACGGAAGTTTAGGAGAGAGTTGTATGAGATATGATTCTTGTTATGAAAATAATTATTTTGACATGTACGAAAATAATTGTTCAATGCTTATAAGTCTTGATGAGGATAGTTTGCTAGATATAAGGGCTTTGCTTTGGGAAACTACTTGTGGTGTAAAAATTATGGATAGAATTTATACTGACGAACGACACAAGGAAGAATTATTTAAATTATGGGCTTCTAAGAATGGTTACATTCACAAACAACAACAATCTTATTCTCAAAAAACTAACTTTATTTCTAATGGGGTAAAGCTAGAGGATAAAACTTATCTAATAAAAACAGATGCTTGTTCGGCAGAATTATGCGATGATTATAGAAGATTTCCTTATATGGATACTTTTACTTATGCTTTTAGAGATAGTGAAGACGGGTATTGGTATTTAACAAATAATCCTGCGGGAGTTGCTGAAAAGTTTGGGATTGAAAACTTTAGAAAATTCGAAAGCACAGACGGAGATTATGGTTTCCATTCTATATACAAAGTTCACGCTGTAAAATTTGACGAAAATAAAAATCTTGTCATTAACAAAATATATTCATCTTCAGATTATATTGAGAGGGAGTACTCTGATAGTTTATTTCATAAAGGTTCGGTTTTGTTTGAATTATTTAAAAACGAAAGTGGGAACTTAAAACTATCTCGAGAATCCTTCTTAAGTAAAGACGGGCAGAACGATAGAATAATTAGAGCGGGAGGTTCTAACAATAATAGTTCTTATTGTTTAAAATCTGAAACTTTTTATTGTTCAAGTGAGGGTACAAGCTATTTTAAATCCGTCAAAAAAATAACAACATATGACGGAGATATTTGTGCAGAAAAAAATACAATGAAAGATTTTGAGGGGAGAATAATAAGAAATTCTAAAGCTAAAGTTGTTTACATAAAAGGTAGGGCTTCAGTTATAGATAGAGAATTAATGAATACAATAACTACTTTTGACGGGATTAGTAGACCTTCAGATGAATGTGTTGAATTAAAATCTTTTGGTAGTTGGCAATATTTCTCTAAAGTTATCCACAAAAAAGAAATAGATTTTTGTAACTTAGTGAGTGCTAAGTCTTCGAGAAAAAGAGATTTTAGAGATAACATCACACTCACTCAGATTTCAGAGGGGAATTTCGACAAAAGAAGAAAGATATAGTTAATAACAAAAAAACAAACAAACAAAATGAATTACAAAAACCTAAAAGATAGTTTGAGGGAAGTATTAAGTACCCAAGCTACAAGTTATGAATATACTGACACTATGAATTTTTTGATAGATAAATCTATTGAGTTCGGTGCAGATGATTTCGAAGTAGATGAAAACGACAATATATATATTACTAAGGGTAAAGCTAAGGCATATCCTTGCGTTGTTTCTCATACGGATACAGTTCACGATATTTATAAAGAATATAAAGTTTATCAAGTCAAGGGCAATTTTGTTGCGTTCGATTCATATTCTATGCAACAAGTTGGAACAGGAGGCGATGACAAAGTTGGTATGTGGGTATGTTTAGAAATGCTACGCAAATTTGACAATATAAAAATATGCTTCTTCGCTCAAGAAGAAATTGGTTGCATAGGAAGTTCTAAAGCTAAAGCAGAATTTTTCGATGATGTTGGTTATGCTTTCGAATGCGACAGAAAAGGTAACGGAGATTTTGTTCAAGAATCTTCGGGAGTTAAAATGTTTGGCGATGTTTTCAAAGAAGCCATAAAATCAACATTAAATACTTACGGATATAAAATTACTACGGGAGGTTTGACTGATGTCCACGAAATTTCTCAGATTGCAAATATTGCTTGTGCTAATATGAGTTGTGGATATTATAAACCACACTCAAAACAAGAGTACGTAAATATTGAAGATGCAATAAATACGTGCAAAATGGTTGGGGCTTTAATTACTAAGTTAGGAGAAGTTAGGTACGAACACGAAGCAGAAGATTCTTATTCTTCTTTCGGTTGGGGTAATTATAGTTCTTATGGTGCTTATGGTTATTCAAAACCAAAATATAAACCCACAAAGAAAATATCTAACAAAGCAAAACTATTTTCAGGTTGCGATATGTGTGGGGCTATTTCTACCGATGGTTGCGATTTTTGTGAAGTCGAAACTTCAGCGGACTTAAAAATTGAAATAGACGGAGTGTCGGAAAACGAACCTGTAAACGCAGCATATTCGGGAATGAGTTACGCTTGTAGCTGTGGAGGCACTCAAAAATCTTATACGGATTCAGAAGGAGAGTTTTTGCATTGTGCTACTTGTGGAATGTACAAACCTTCAGTTGTTCCACTTTAAAAATTTGTTTGTTTGGTGTGGGGGTATGCTCAGAAGTGAGTACACCCCTACTTAAAAATGAGCAATATATAACAAAGTTTATATCTTATATATAGTCGAATTACTAATTGTTTAAAACTTACACGAATTATGTTTAAAAGATGTTTAGTCAATCAAGTTCTTACAGAATTAACGAACAAAGGGAAGTCTATCCACGTTGTAGATAGGTATTTAAGACGTTTCTACGGATTAGAATGCAGTTTACCCACACTCACTAGGAGATTATTTTTTCTAAAGGTGCAGGGTAAGTTAAAGGGTGGCCACACTCATAAAAATTATTAAAGGGGAAATTTACAAACTATTTAAAAACCAAAATATGAAAAAAGAAAAAGCACCTATCTTTCTACACGAAAGAAAGCAAAAGCAAAAAGAATACAAAGCTAAAGGGAGAATTTCAGAGTATCACAAAGATAGATACATTGAGAGTCTTAAAAAAGAAAAAGAAAGGGATAGAAGCTCTTTTGTAACAAAGTCTAACTACGAGCTTGTTATGGGCTTTAAAATGGATAATATTTACGGGGATTATAAGGGAGTTCGTAGTAATTTAGTTAAAAAATATTATAGCAAGTTCGGACTTTATAGAGGTACTCACGAAACAAAACAAACTAGATAATGAATCCTGAAGATATACAAAACGTAATATGTCAGCTTTGCGGGCATCCTACACCCGAAGATGAGCTAATGTTCTCAGATTGGGACTATGCAATGTGTGGTCAATGCTACACGGGTAATAACGAAATGAATAGTGCTGAATTTATTAAAAACAAAAACAACTAAGATTATGGGAAAGATGAAAGAATTATCAATCAATAAACACAACAAAACAATTATGAGAGAAACTAACAAAACAAGGGTAATTAAGTACATAAAAACGTACGGAAGTATTACACCTATCCAAGCTATAAACGACTTGGGTAACACGAGATTGTCTGCGACAATATTTGAGTTGAAAGAATTAGGTTGGAACTTTGAAACAGAGCTAATCAAAGTCCAAAATAGATTTGGGAGAACTACTAATGTAGCAAAATATTCTTTAAAAACTGTTGAGAATTAAAATAAAAACACTATATTTGTATAACTAATCAATAACAGGGAAACTATGGCAAAGAAAACAAACAATTTGCAGTTTTGGGATTCAGTACAAACTACTGACCCGAATTTCACTAAAGAAGTAGGCTTCGGTCGGAAGTTTACGAGTATCAATGCACAATACCAAGTTCGGGAACTTACACGAGCATTCGGTCGTATAGGCGAGGGTTGGGGTATTAGCGAAGAGCAGTTCTACAATCTTAACGGAATAGAGGGGCTTATATGCTATCAAGCAATCCTTTGGTATAAAGACGGAGATGAAGTTCGTAACTTTTCTATAAACTCATCTATTGCATCTCACAATGGGAAAGGTAAGCTCGATGATGAATGTTTTAAAAAGGTATCTACCGATGCACTTACAAAGGGATTATCTAAGTTGGGATTCAACGCAGATATATTCTTAGGTATGTGGGATGATAACCGATACGTTAATCAAGTAAAGGAGTCTTTCAAGACTAAAACAAAACTAACACCTACAAAATTAGATGCGATGATTGTTGCAATCGAAGGAGGTAAGGGGGATGTTGTGAAGTCTAAAATGGGAGACTACGAGATTTCCAAAGAACAATCCGAACAACTTAAAAAAGCGTTTGATAATGCGGTTAAGTAAAGGAGATATTCAGACAGCCTTGATAGATGCAGATATTATGCTCTATCGGGCTGCTTGGAAACACGAGGGCGATGACGTGGAAAACGCTTACGAAACTATAGACGCTATGTTTGAGCATTTATTTTACGTAACGAAAGCGGATAGCTATATAGGGTTTCTAACGGGAAAAGGTAATTTCAGAAAAGAATTAGCTACAATAAAACCTTACAAGGGTAATCGTAAAGATATGGTTATGCCTGAGCATTTAGATGCAATAAAAGAGTATTTAATAGACACTTGGAAATGTGAAAATGTAGAGGGGCTTGAAGCTGATGATGCTTTAGGTATTTGTCAAACTGAAATGGAAGATTCAACAATCATTTGCAGTATAGATAAAGACTTACTTCAAATACAAGGGTATCATTATAATTGGAACAAGAACGAGGTTTCTTTTGTGAGCGAATACGATGCTTGGCAAAAACTTTACGAACAAACTCTATCGGGGGATTCTACGGATAATATTGTTGGAATACCTAGAGTTGGAGAAAAGAAAGCTAAGAAATTATTAGAAGAGTGTTTTTCTGTCGAGGAAGCAAAAAACATTTCTATATTTGCTTACGCAAAATACTACGAAGAAGATAATCATTTAACTATATTTCAAGAAAATCACAACTTAGTTAAGATATGTACTTCTTCAGATGATAGTAGGTTGAAAGAAAAATTTATAATACCAAAAACAAATTACACATTTTAATATGAGCTTTGAACAAGATAGAAGGAAGTTAAGACAAAAAATACTTAAAGCGTTGGTTGAATCTAACGATTGTATTCTTTGCGCTGTAGGAAATTACGAAGAAGATAATCAAATTGAAATTGAGTTTGCAGTACACGCAGACCCTGATGAATTATTTAACATATTGTTAGAATTATTCAAAAATAAAGTAGTCAAGGATGAAGCAAGGAAGGCTATCCTTTATTCTGACTACGGAAAAACAGATGATAGCCTTAATATTAATTAATCAATTATGCAAAACACAATTACGGGAACTTTAGTCAAGGTACTAGAGACTGAAACAGGAACAACCAAAGCAGGAAAAGAATGGAATAAGAAAGCTTTTGTCGTAAAAACAGAGGACAAATTCCCGAAAGAGGTTTGCTTTACTCTGTTCGGAGAAAAGGTAAGTCTTATAGGTTCTCACAAGGTTGGGGATATGATAAGTACCCACTTCAATCTTTCTTCAAGAGAATACAATGGTAAATATTACCACAATATTGATGCGTGGAAAATTGATTCTTCATCTGCGTCTGCAACAGAATCTGAATGGAAGTCAACAAAAGATGAGTCTTCAGATTTACCTTTCTAATTAGTTAATTAGAGTTTTTTTAGTTATTGAATGTAAGGGGGTTCGCCCCTTTACTTAACCTTTAAAGTGTTTAGATTATGTCTAAAGAAAGAAAAGTATCTCAGTCAGAGATAAACAAGAGAATTAAGCAAGTAACAATGGAAGCTGAGTTTCGTTTTAAATGCTTAGAATTAGCAAGCCCTATGTCTAAGAAGATTGAGGACTTATTGGAAAATGCTTCTGAAATTTACAACTATGCGTTCCATATAAAACCAAAGCAAGATGAATCAGATTCTAACTAAATCGGAGGAGTTTAGAAATGGTTTAGAACTTATTTCTAATATAGTAGGAATTGCTCCTGAAAGAATATTAGAGAAAACTAGATTAAGAGATGTCGTAATTGCGCGGCATCTTTTAAGATATTATTTAAGGAATAAATGTATGCACACATACCCTTTGATAGCTAAGTTTACAAAATGTAATCACGCTACAGCTATACACTCAGTAAGGTATATAGAAGATTGTGCTGAATACGACAAACTATATTCTCTATATAAACATAGTATAGATACGGGAGTTTTAAAAACAAACGCAATCGTTAGAGATGAAGTAACTAAAATACTAAAAGCTTCAAGGTCGATTGAATTTAAGTGTAACGAAATAATAACATTATACAATGAAAGGATTAGGAATAAATCAGAAGAACAGGGGGTACTCTAGACCTGTAGTAGCTATATGCTTAGACGATAAGTGCGATAGTTATAAAGAAGTAATTTACTTCGGAAGTGTGCGTAGTTGCGCTAAGTATTTAGAAAGGAATCCTGCGGCAGTAACAAAAGTTTGTCAAGGGGCTTGGAATACCTGTAACAAACACAAACTATACTACGAAGAAGATTACGAAAAACAATTCGGTAAGATTAACAAACAAGACTGGGAGGACTAAAAAATGAGCAGAGGTTTTAAGGGAATATGGATTCCAAAAGAGATTTGGGAATCTAAAGAAATGTCTATGCAAGAAAAAGTTTTCTTAGCAGAGATTCATAGCTTAGATAACGAGAATGGTTGCATCGCTAGTAACGCTTATTTTGCTGAGTTCTTTGGACTTAGTAAATCTAGTGTTAGTAGGGTTGTATCTTCTCTATCTAAGAAAGGATTGATAGATGTAACTCTTTTGTACAAAGATAACAAAGAAGTTGATAAGAGAATTATTAGATGTAAAAAGTACGGGAACAAAGAGATTAAGGTAATAGAGAAAGAAAAATCTATAACTAAAGTTCCGTCTATGTCTATTGATTTTGTATCTGAAATTGTTGATTACTTAAATGAAAAAGCAAATAGAAGACTTAGAGTAGGATACCCTATAAAAAAGTTAGTAAATGCTAGAGTAAGTGAGGGTTATAATTTAGATGATTTTAAACACGTTATAGATGTTAAGTGTTCTCAATGGCTAGGAACTGATTTTGAGAAGTTTTTAAGACCTTCTACATTATTTAACGCAACTAGGTTTACTGAATATCATTCAGAGAAACTAAAGGCTTCTAAAGACGTTAAGTCAGAGGAAATTACTAACTCTCAAATAGGTTTCTACGATGTATAAAATAACTAAACGAGAAGACATAAAAAGATACGCAGGGAACGTATTTAGAAATGGACTACCTAAAGGAGTACCTACGGGTATTCCTAATTTAGACCCCCACTATAAATATAGAAAAGGCGAGTTAGATGTTATTATGGGATTAGCTAATATAGGAAAAACTACAACTATGTTTTATCTTATGTTAAATGCTTCTATGCGTTACGGTTGGAAGTGGCTTTGCTACTGCCCTGAGAACGAACCTGTCGGGGATATGATTTCAGACATAGCAGAAATGTTTGTAGGAAAAAGTGCTGACAAGGATAGGTCTGACAGAATGAATAGTACTGAATTTAGCACTGCTATTGATTGGGTTCTAGACCACTTTACTATAATTTCATTTGAAGAGCAACCAACTGCGAATCAAGTATTAGAAGCTTTTGAAGAACAAATGGAAGTTATAAAATACGATGGGTGTTTAATAGACCCCTTGAATGACTTGAGGGTTGAGAATGGGTTTAGTAAATACGATTACTATTATAATATGTTGTCAAGTATTAGAAGGTTTAAACAAAAACATAACGTAAAGTTTATACTTACTACTCACGCAGGAACTGCTGCAGCTAGGAAAAGAGATGACTCGGGAAGAATACCCGCACCCTCAATGTACGATGTAGAATTTGGAGGAATGTTTGCAAACAGGACTGACAACTTTATAGTTATTCATAGGCATTTAAATAGCGAACAATGGGATATAACAGAAATTCATATAAGAAAGATTAAGTTTCAAAAGCTAGTAGGATTGCCTACTCAAGATGATAGACCTGTTTATTTGAAATTTTCCCCTAAAAATTGTAGATTTGCTTATCTAAATAATATGAATGGCGGTCATTTTATAGACCCTATGATAGACTTGGAGATAAAACAACTTAAAAACGAACTAGGATTTTAAACTATGGGAAGATTAAAAGAGTTCTTGATAAATGAGCAAATGCGAATATCAGGAGATTGGAGAGAACAAAATCATTATGAATATTTAGCTTGGAGAAGAAAATTAGAAGAACAAGAATATGGAAAACAAGAAAGGATTAGGATTGTATCACATAGACGAGGAGACGAGACTAAAGATAGATAATATGTTGCGGCAGAACGCAATCAATGTAGCAAATTCAGGAACAGGTAGTAGGTTGGATATTGGAGATGAAAATGAAGTGCAAAAAGCTTGGCTTGAGCTTCAATTTGAAATAAGAAGACTAGACCCTATATTTTATAACATAATAAAAAACTAAGATGATTAAAAAAGAAGAAAAAACAGAAGCAGAAAAGCGCGCAGAAGAGATAGCTAGAGAAACTTGGGACTCTTGGATTGTAGATTTAACAGAAGCAGACCAACCCGATGCTTGTTCTATAGACAATGATGATTGTGAAGCGTGCGGTAGCTAAATCATTAACGAGAGTTTCCTGCGTGAGTGGAGCATAACTAAAGTCCTACTGATGATTTTAATACCTTATGGGATAGGCGTTATTTGAAGTAGGCAGTCAGTGTCAAAAGTGGGTATCCCCCACTCTTGGCTTTGATTAAAACAAAACAAATTACAATGATTGGAAATATTTTTATTATATTAGCAACAATAACTTCATTTTGGGTTATTATAGATTCATTTTCAACTAAAGAAAAATAATTATGCAGATAGCAGAGGAAGCATTAAAAGTTCTTAGGGAGTCCCAAACAACTTCCGATGAAAATAATTATATGCACGCATACTCTAGTATGGTTGTAGAGGTTTCAAAAATGAGAGATGAATTAAACACTAAAGCAGGAATAATTGCTAACGATGTTTATGATTCTAAATTAAAAAGAGTTGAAGACTTAGAGCGATGCTTGTTGTTATTCAACGAGTGTTATTTTAAGATGATGTACTACAAGCAGGAAATGGTTGCTAACAAGTCAAAGTTAGTTAGTAAAGAACTTGAGTTTGTTAATTTTGTTACAAAACATATAGATAGTGAGTAGTATAGAACAGAACGTAGTTCATAAGATTTTAAAGCGAGCAGACTTAGGTAAATCTAAATACGGAACTACTATGGAGCGAGTTGATTTAAGTGGCTTAGAATGGCTTATACACGCTCAGGAAGAAGCTATGGACTTATCTGTATACCTTGAAAAGTTAATAGAGCTTGAGCAAGAATTGTTATTAGCAAAAAAACTTATAGATGAGGAACAAAAGAAAAAGCCCTGTAAGAACTGCCGCTGTGAAGGCGGGATTTCGGAGTGGACTAGAACATCGAGTTTGGAAGAATTTGATTCAGAGAAAGGTTAAAGGTGCTGCCTACGAGCCTATAAAGATTTCATACGTTATCCCCCTGAGTGAACACTCTTATACCCCCGATATAGTATTAGCCAATGGTATTATATTGGAGGTTAAGGGTCGTTTAGTAAAAGCAGATAGGGATAAGCACTTATTAATCAAAGAGCAATACCCTAATATAGACCTTAGATTTGTATTTCAGAACGCAAACAATAAGATTAGAAAGGGCAGTCAAACGACTTACGCTCAATGGTGTGAAAAAAATGACATAAAATGGTGCGAAAAATTAGTACCTGATAGTTGGCTTAAAGAGAAAAAGTAGTATATTTGAATATTCCCTGTTTATCTCTGCATTGTTTGTTTGGTTAGAGACTTAGTAGCCCTTGCGTTTGCAGGGGTTGCTTTTTTTTACTATATTTGTTTTATGGAAAAACAATACAGACCTCGACTATCTGAATTTGAATGGAGTTTAATTAAAAAATCTAGAGAGTCAGAATCCCCATCAACAGGAAACGTCTTAGTTATAGGAGACATTCACGAACCTTTTTGTATAGACGGTTATTTAGAACATTGTAAAGAGCAGATGCGAAAGTATCAATGCTCTGAAGTTGTGTTTATAGGCGATATAATAGACTCGCACTACTCTAGTTTCCATAGGCAAGACCCTGACGGATACGGAGCAGGAGAAGAGCTAGAAAGGGCTATAGATAAGATACAAGCGTGGTACAATGCCTTCCCAATAGCAAAGGTTTGTATAGGGAATCACGATGCAATCGTTAGACGTAAGGCTTTTGATAGCGGAGTATCTAAGGTTTGGATACGGGATTTCGATGAAGTTTTAGGCGTTGAAGGTTGGGATTTTAAGGAGCATCACAAAATAGGTGGAGTTCTTTATGTTCACGGAACAGGAACTTCAGGTCGTAATGCTGCAGCAGGAAAGTCTTTACAGTTTGGTTGCCCCGTAGTTCAAGGGCATATACACACCGAAGCTTCAGTTATTTACAACGGAGGACATTGGGGTATGCAAGTAGGATGTGGAGTTGATAGAGACTCTTACGCTATGGCTTACGCAAAGCACTTCGCTAAGTCTTATAAATTGGCTTGCGGAGTTGTCCTCAACAACGGGACTTTACCTGTAGTAATTCCTTTTACTTAGAGTCAGGAGCGTAAACGGTTGCAGTAGCTAAGGCTAGCATAACTAAATGCTGCCAAGCCACCACTCCGTTAAGTTCTATTTGATGAACAGCGGCTATGGCTATAACGCCACCTATGGTTCTTTTACTAGACCACTTTCCGTGCTTATCTTTAAACATTTTCGGAACTATTACAGACATTATTTTAGCACCTAAGCTAACCATAGGATTAATTTTCATAGGCTTAACATCTTTTAACTCCTCTTCTTTTAGTTTTCTATTCTTCCTTCTTAGACCCATAGTTCGGGATTAAAAATTCAAATACTTTATCTATCTTACCGAAGATAGCGTCATCTTTTACGTTAGGGGTTAACCTTACAAATACTTTTGCGGCAGCCATTAAACCTGCTAATACAGCAATAATATCTGCTCCGTTTTGTGAAATGTACTCAATCATTTTTTCTTAAATTATGGTTATGTAAAATGAATCAGGAAGTACAGACAATAATGAATCCATAGTATCCCTACTAGAAGTAATGTCTAGCTCTCCGTCTTTATTTATATCAGCGTAAGTCTTTCCAACAGCAATACAACCTCTTAATTGAGAATGGTAATTAGCTGCGTGTATAAGGATATAATCTCTGCCTTCGACATCTTCAATTATAAAATGCTCTCCGTGCTTAGCTGAGAACCTTATATTTACAAGATACTCCCCTCTAGGAATGCAAGACACATTTGTCTTATTTTCTTTCCAAGACAACTCTAAGGTTTTACAAGAGAAACACTCTTTAATTTCATCGTGAATCGTTAGCTTTCCTAACGTCTCTTTCCCTGTATCTACTAATCTATTTAAAACTACTTTCATCTCTATTTGTTAAGGCTTCTCCCATTTCAGCTATTAACTTAGTTAAATGCTTAAAAAAACTTTTCATTACTTAGCTTTATTTACTTTTTTAGCAACCTTCTTGCTGTAAGAAGCTTTTTGCTTTCCTTTAGCAGTTGCTTTCTTTTTCTTTTTGTTTTCTGCAGCTTTTTGAGCAGGTGTAAGGGACTCTCTAACACTCTTTGGTAAGTATCTACCCCTTTTACTTTTAGGCTTCTTCTTATCCTTCTCTGAGATGTAATCCCATTCTTGCTTAGTCCATTTTTTAAGACTCTTTTGAGGTTTTTTAGTAGCCATTATTTATATCCTCCTCCTGCTTTTTTATATTCGTTAGCTAATAGTTGTGCTTTTCTTGCAGACCATTGACCTGCTCTACCACCTTTAGTTCCTGCCTTTATCTTATTAAATAAACGCTTTCGCATAGCTGGCTTAGTGTAGTTTCCTGAACTATTAACCGTACTTTTCTTTTTCTTTACAGGCATAACTTACCACTTTACTTTATCAGCCCAATAAGCAGCAGACATCTTGCCTTTAGCAATATTCTTTGCGTGTCGAGCCTTAAATGATTTACGTTTTGCTTTCATCTTATCAGACTCTCCTTTCTTTGGCTTTCCCGCAGTACTTGCGCCTTGTTCTCCAAATCTAATAGTCTTTATTTTATCCCCTTCTTTAGCCACAACAACGTGTGATTTCTTAGGATGATTAGGGGTTCGCTTAGGTTTATTAAAGCCTGTAACGCCTGCTTTTTTTAGTCTAGAGTCTTTCATATTAACTTGCTGTCCAATTAGCAGAACGCTTAGTTCCGAGTAAAGTTGCTTGTATATTTATAATCTCACTACCTGATGCAGTATCATTCTTTAACATAATCCAAACCATTTTATTAGCCTCAACTTTACCTGCTAAACTAAAACCAAAGTTATAGTTAGTGTTTGTTGCTGCTATATTAATGACTTGAGAACCTATTAAAGTCATATTTTGAGCATAAAGATTTGAGCCATCATCTTGGTCTGAATAGTACGCGTGAATACTAATATTACCTGTGCTGCTAGAGTTTTTAACAAACCCTCTAACTGTAAGGTTATGCATATCGTAAGGTAATCTAATAGCGTTGTGAGAATAAGCAGCATCTATAGAATTTACGTTTGTAGTAAAAGAACTCCAAGAGGAATACATATATCCATAAGTAGTGCTTCCGTAATAAAATCGGATTGTACTACTAGCAACTATTCTTCCTGACCTTTGTGCTATTACCTGAACGGGACTATCGTCAGCAATAACAAAACAAGACTTAACTAAAGTGTGTAAAAAAGCTCTTAAGTTACTAAGAGTTACTCCTCCTTTTTTATTTGTTTTGAATTTATCTTCAATAAAATGAAGTAAATTATCTCTATCAAATTGTTGATTACCTGTTAGTGCAGCAGAATCATTATTCCTAGCTTGAGCTGAAAAAGCCAAGCCGTAAGACGCTGCCGAGTCTGTATAATTATCTGTAGGCATATTGTTATTTTTCTTTAGTTAGTGTTTGATATATTCTAACAGAAGTATACGCTACAGCAACCACTAAAGATAATATTCTAAGAGTTTGCTCAACCTCTGCCATAGTTGAAACCATTACAGCCCCACCATTAACGGCAGTTACTTCTATCGAGTCTTTTATTTTAGCTATAGTATCGTTCATCTTTATTTCTTCTTGCAATGGAATCATATCTATTTATTTTGTTCCCATAAGCTAGAATACCTCCAAGCCTAGTTACGTTATCTCCATCTATGTGTCTGTCGTTATTTGCGTGGTCGTAATTAGGAAACTCTCCGTTATTATCAGAGTCTTCTATCCACTCAATCATATCTTTAACTAAAATTTCTGCTTTTCTAAAAGTGTCAGACTTTAATATTGATAATTCACTAGATTCTACAGGGTCGCTCCAATCGTCATCGTTAGTGACAACACCTGCTGAAGTTGTATTAAATTGAATATCATTTAAAACTTCGTATTTAACAAAAAAAGCTAAAGCAGGTTTTATGTAATCATTTAAAAGTATATATTCATTAGACGATAAAACATACCCTGAATTACTAGTATTGCCTTGTCTTAGCTTTCCCCAAAAATAATCTCCCAACCTTTGTTTTAAGTGAGTAATCTCAGCTATAAGAATAACATCCGACTCTATTAATGAGTGGTCTAAGTTATCATTAGCCATAGCTTTATTAACAACTTCTTCCGCTGTTATTAGATTATTGTATTGTCTATAATTTACAACAGCCATATTATTCTTTATTAGTTAGTTTTTCTAAATAAATATCTTCTAAGTCTGGTCGCTCTTCTAGTCCTATTAAAGCTCTCAATTCATTTACATCAGCTATCTTAGTAATATCAATATCAGCAGCAAAACCAATAGGAGACTCAAATTGAACCTCTAATGATGAAGCGTCAGTTTTTAAGACTTTACCTAAAGCATCTCGCATAGGCTTAAATACTTGCTCTATAGTATCTTGAATCACAGTTCTCATAACTAAGTCGTAAGATATTCTAATCTCACTACCTGTGTTATTCATTTTACCACTAGAAACAATACCCGAAAGAGCAGGTTGCCACCTATGAGCTGTAACTATGTTGTTACGTGTAAGTTCTTGATACTCCATAAAGCTTCCGTCTTTGTCGTCTTTAAGTATCTGAACATTAGAACCTCCACCGCCTGTTCCGTCTTTTACTAAGAATAAAATCTTACCATTATTCCCTTCTCCTGTAAGCTTGTCTTGAGCTAAAGATATTAATTCTTCAGCTTCTCCGTCACTCATAGCTCCGTCTATTTCAATAATAGCAGAAGGCATAAATCCATTCTCAAACTTTGTTCTATTGTATTTTTGTATAAGATAATCTATTTCTATAGAACCACTTTCTGCGGCAGCTATGTAGTCAGGAATACCGTATCTTTGGAATCCACTTTCGTAATCCTTAAACATAAGGATGGAGCGACCGTTTTTAAAGTTTGGAAACATAGGTAACTTACGAACCTCTTTATCTTTTAGGTCGTAGTAATTCCAATCAGGATTAATGTAAACTGAATCCATATTCTTACCTACACGAACCATAGTCGCATCAACGTGATACATATTGCATCCGCCTTCGTATTCAACAAACTCTATGTAAGAATTACCAAACGTATAAAAATCATCTACAACTAACCTAAATAGGTTTCTTAGAGACTGTCCTGTAGGATTAATTTCCTTTATGTAGCTCTCTAATTTTGCGTTTACGGTAGTTATTTTACTACCCGCTGTATAAGTAGCTTTCTGAGAAAGGATAGCTCTGTGGGTACTAGATTTTCTTTTTAACTCAGCTAAATATTGAGGAAATAAATTATCATCTCCAAATCGGTAATACTCCTTAGAAGTTATGTCGTGTTGTCGCTCTAATATATTAGGCATAGGAGCTAAGTTTACTATATCAAACTTAACCTTACCACTAGCCTTTTTTCTTATAGTATCTGAAGCACTAGCAATAAATCTACCTTTAGAATCTCTTTTTCTTTCAGCCAAAACTTGTGTATAATGATTAAACAAATATAAGAAATTAAAGGGATACTCCCGTAGTTTCGCCCTTTAATCTTATAAATACTATTATGCTTCCGTAGTGTACGGCAATTCTCCTTGAACAGCAGTAAGCTTTACTGTAGCCCCTGCACCGTCTTCCATAACAGCCCCTGAAGAAGCTTCTACGGATTCTAAGAATAATCCAAATTTAGAGTGAAGATAACCCCCTGAACTTTCGTGTGTTCCTAGTATATTATCCCAACCAACTAAAAAGTTGTTAGTTATACCGCCTGCTTTAGTAGCCATTTCTACTTGACCCATTAAGCATTTACCTACAAGCTCTTGTAGTGCGTTAAATTCAGTTTTACTTATTTGAGGAATATAACCCTCTATAGAAATAGTAGCTAAAGCTAATCCTTTTTCTTGAGAAAGAGAAACATCCATTTTACCTGTTCCTTGAGCAAACTTATAAACCCCAACATTTCCTTCGGTAGTAGGCGCAGCAAAAGAAGTGATAACACCTGTTCCTACTGTTCCATTTGCTGAGTCAGTAGCTGCGTGTCCTGTAGATAATTGCTCCCACAAGTTTACTTTTACGATTCCTCCTACCTTATCTTTACCACCTTGAAAGGCGATACTTAAATCTGTTAATGCCATTTTATTTTTTTTTAAGTATTAATTATTAAAATGTAGCAGGTAAGTGAACTTGCTTGCAAGTAAACGTAAGAGTACAACCATTTTGGTCTGACAGACTTGAACCTGTAGCAACTTCTAATCCTGACATAACCATAGGAAATTCAGTAGATGAAGCTGAAGTAGATGTAGATTCTTCCCAACCAACTAAATAAACAACACCATCCCAAGTAGTTACTTTACCCACTAAAGGAGCATCAAGTAAAGATTGTAGTGATTCTAATTTGTCATTTGTGATTTTAGGAATATACCCTTCTATTGTGATTGTATTTACAGATAAACCAACCAATTCGCTAGAAGAAGATATAGTCATATTTGCGCTTTCTTTTTCAAACTCAATAACTTGACCTGTACCTATAGAACCTGCAGCTACATTCGTTCCCGCTGTGTAGGTTATATTTTGACCGCCCTCTGCGTAAGAAGCCACCTCGATAGATTTTACCCCACCTTTTCCAAAGTGGTCTGCAGCCCCTACTGATATTGCTGTTAATGCCATTTTATTTTTATTTTAAAGTTATAAAAAAAGGGAGCGGAGCAGAACCCCAACTCCCTTTAGTATTAATCATTATACTATATTATGCGTGAATCGCAGTAACAGCTAATTTACCATCCATTAACTGAGTACCACAAGCATATCCAAATCGCATTCTGTAAGCTTTTTGGTCTAAAGAATACCAATTTTCAACTGAAGCACCTTGGAAGTCAGAACCTATAGCTACTGCTCCATCAGCAATAAGAGCTATACGACCTGCAGAAGCAGCATCACTAGCTCCCTCAATTAAAGCGTAGTCATTAATAATGTGAGAATCCCAATCTCTACGAACTACGATAGGGATACCTGCGAAGCTTAGGTTAGCAGGAGTACCATCTTGTAAGTAGATGAAAGACTCAGAAATAACTTGAGAACGTAAATACTTCATATAAGCATTAGCGATAACTCCTGAAACGTATAGTGTTTTAGGAAGCTCTTTTAACTCAGCAGGCGCAGCATCTACAACAGCTTCAAGAATTGAAAGAACTTCAGCTCCTGTGTAAACACCCGAAGCAGCTAAAGTACAACCCGTTGCAGGCGTATCAGCACTAACACCGATAGTTAATTTTTGTCCTGAAGGTAAACCATCTCTAAGAACTTCAAATATCCCGTCATAAACATTGTAATCTGCATTACGACCCGTTCCGTCAGCATCATCTCCTGCAGCAGTTGAGTTTATGTTTGCAAACCATAATTGTCTGTGGAAGTCACGCTTCACAGCTTGCATCATAACGTTAGCCATTATTTCTTTAACAACAGTTCCGTCAATATTATCTTTAGCAGTCCCCATTTTTAAAGCTTGAGATTTTACTGTAGCAAAAAATACGTTTGCTCTTTGCTCCATTTCAGCTTCAAGGTGTCCTACTACTAAAGTTTTTTGACTGTAAGCAGAGCTTTCAGCGTCAGCAGCAAAAGCATCGCCTGCATTTGAATTTGTAATGTACTCAGCAGAAGCGAAGTGGTCTAGCTTCATACTTGATTTTACGTCAGGATAAACCGTAAACTTACTTAAGTATGAATCGTCTCCTAAAAATAAAGGAGAAAGAAAATACTTTTGCACCTCTTCTTGGTGGTATCCTGTAATTGATGTACTAATAGCGTTAGCCATAATTTTGTTTTTTTTAAATTACTATTACTTATTAAAAATTTGATTTGCTAATTCATCCCAAGCATTAGGGGTTTTAGATTTTTCAACTATTTTAGGCTCGTTTTCAGCTAAAGTAACTGAGGGTGTAGCCTCTAGTCTAGAAATTCTTTGAGCCATAGTCTCAAATTGAGTTTTAAACTCTTCCTTAGATTCATTTGACTTTTCTTTTTGAACGCTTAGTTTCTGAGATAAAGAATCTCTTTCTTGAGTCAATGCTTCTAATTGAGCCTTTAAGTCATCTACATTAACAGCCTCCTCGGTTGCTACTGATTCTGTCTGTGCGGCAGGCTCTGCTTGTGCCGCTTCTTCTGCTTTACCTACGATTAGGTTTTTGATTTCGGTAAACCAATTTTTCATAGTTTCTTCGTTCATTTTACTCTCTGTTTTTATTTCTTCGTTTCCGAAGGTGGTTAATATATCCTCTGCTGTTTTGTTTTCGAAGCCACTCATATCGTACTTAGCTACAATTTCCATTTTACCTGATATGCTATCTACAAAGCCCATCTCTTTAGCTTCTTCAGCACTAAGCCAAGTCTCAGCTTCTAGCATAAAAGAAATCTTTTCTTCATCTAAACCTGTTCGTTTAGAGTACACATTAAGCATAGTCGATTCTACTTTCTCTAAAGCGTTTACTTGTCTTCGCATTTGAGACTTATTACCAAACACATTACTCATAGGAGAATGAATCATAAATAAGCTGTTAGAAGTCATTTCTATGGTGTCTGCTGCTAAAGCTATTACTGTAGCCATAGATGCCGCCAAACCCTCTATTTTTGCCGTTACTTTACCTGTATAGTTTTTTAACGCTGTATAGATTGCTTGCCCTTCGAAAACATCTCCACCTGTACTATTAATGTGGAGGGTAATATCTTTACCTTTCAAGTCTTTAAGGTCTTGCAAAAAACTTTTAGCAGTAATTCCGTGAACACCTATTTCATCATAAATGAAGATGTCAGTAGACTTACCTTTAGCTTTTGCCTCTATTGGGCTTATAGCATACCAAGACTTATTTTCATAGATATTTTCCATAATACAAATATAGTTAATTAATTTTATATAGTGTTGCCATTGATTGACACTTTGTTTTTCATATAATCATAAACCACTCTTTGAGTTTGCCTTATTGATATTCCGTACTTTTCTGATAAGTCTATAAATATATTTTTTATAAGTTCAGAATTGTTTTTAGTTAAGGCTTCGTCAAAGTCAGCTCTAATTAAATAGTTTCTAACTAAGTTGTTATTAAGTAAACCCTCATTGTATAGAGAGTTCACTACTTCAGAAGAATCTAATTCGCAAAGATTTGTTATTCTTTTTATAAGTTCCTGTTTCATATTTAAAATCTAGATGAAGATTCAATTACTTTTAATCTATTTTCAGTTTCTCTTAATGCTTCTACAGGTAGAACTACATTTGTGTTTCTACCAACAGCAGCACCGATAGCGTTATAATCTATAAATCCTGAGTTACCAAAGTTAGGGGATGAAAACCCGACACCTCCGCCTGCTTGATTCATTGCACTTAAAGCTCCTCCAAACATAGCCGTACTCCTTTTATTTATAACAGCTTCGCCACCTTCTAACTCGACTACTCTACCACCAACTGAAAACTTTTCTCCACCTCTTGAGTGAGGGTTTCCGTAAACCATACCTCCGTTAGCAAACTTCTGAGATTTTATTGAGTCTACGTTCGCAGCATATCTACCTAAAGCTAATGCAGCCATAATCGTGTATTGAGCGCCACCCGCAGCACCAAAAGTAAATGCGTTCCCAGGATTAGCTGCCGCTTGAACAGCGATATTAGCAAGCTCTTGAGCTAGGCTTATTTTAGCTAACTTTAATTCGTTTTCTTTTCTTAACTTAAAGGACTCTCTTTCTATCGCATCTTTTCTTTTCTTAGCAACTCTATCGTTTATGAGTCCGTCTTGATTAGCCTTTTCATTGGCTTCGTTTTTCTTATCTAAGATTCTTTGTTGGTTCTCAAGCTCTACTTCCGCAGCTTTCTTTGCAGCATCAGCTATTAAGTTTATACCCTCTATTGCAAACTTAACTTTTTGGTCACGCTTACTTTTTTCAGTTTGTTCATCAATTTTAGTCAACTGAACCTCAGCATTTGCTTTTTGTTTTTTAAGCTTTTCCAACGTTTCCTCACTTTTTCTTTCTGTAGCATTTATTAACTCATCAAAATAACGTATATCTGTTTCTAACATAAGTCTTCTAAACTCTGCGTTAGTAAGGTTGTTTTCTTTCGCTTCTCTTTTAGCTTCAAATATTTTTGTGTCAGCAAGCTCTGTAGCTAATTGAGTTTGCATATCGTCATACTCTTTACTATTAGAGCGTTCTACTTGCAGCCTTTTTTTCTTTATATCTAATTCAGTTTTAGCAATTTCATCTTTTATTCTAGCTAACTCAGTTGCATCTTCAATGTTGTTTAAGTAATACTTTAGCTCTAAACCTCTAAATGAATCTAGCTTTGTTTCTAGCTTCTCTAATTCTATTACGTTAGCGTACTCTCCGTCTTCAAATCCTTTAGCATCTAAGTCTTGAAGGTCTTTTTGCAAAGTTA